AAAGATATTTTAAAAGAAAGCATGGCAAGAGATTTGTCGGAACAATACGGTAGAGATTACATTGATACTTTGATTGGTTCAGCAGACGATGATTATGAAAAAGCAGTAGCAGAAAGTGTGGCTTATTTGATTAATAACAAATTAGTCACTAAAGACTCTAATTCATTTGAAATTGAGGAATTACTTGAAAAACATAAAAATGATATTCAAGTGCCTGTCTATGGTGGTAAAATGGATTTATCTTTAGATGAAATGTTTAGCGAATATCTGTCTTTAGCAGAAAGTGTTTCGAGAGAAGTTGGAAAGATTTTAACTCCTAAAAGGTGATTTAAATGTGGGAAGATATACTTAAAAGAAGAAAAGGAAGTTACATAGGTAATATACTTAGAAGGCAAAGAAAACCAGACACGCCTTTTAATCCATTTAAGGATAATAAGGGCGTAAGTGAAGCAAGAGAAGCCAAAAGAAAAGAGGCTGCTAAAAAAAGAAAGAAAGACAAAGATATTAAAAAAGATTCAGCCCATACTAGACGGGATAGAGATGTTCAGAATGAATATATTACTAGAGCGAGAAAAATAAGAAATATGCCTAGAGATGAAGAATTTGTGAAAGCGGCTGAAGAATATCTCAAACGATACAAGGCTACTTTTGGCAATACTATCGGAGGAACGGGTTTTCGATACGTTAGTATTATGGGAGAAATAGAAAAAGATAACTTAGTACAAAGTCTCAAATGGTATAAAGATGAAAAAAGTGATTAAATGTCCGAAATTCCTATATTGTATTTAACTTCAACTGATACGTTAGAATTATTACAGAACTTAACAACTTTGCATAAAGACATCATACCCGATTTAGTGGGAAACATTTATAGGTATTCAGAAGATAAGTTGGAACTAGAGGACTTTGAGGACATGATAAAGGCTTTTCTTTACTTTACAAGTGAGTCATTAGAATCATTAGTTAGATTAAATACATTATTGCACAATCAATAGGTGATATTATGTGGAAAGATACAATTAGAAAAACAAACATACTTAAAAAAGATTACGATATTACTTGGACAAAGATAGATATTGAAGATATGCGACTTTTAAATATCCCTAAAGAATGGATTAGAAAAGAAGGAGAGAATACTCCCGAAAAGGCAAGAGGCACAAGTGAATATTCTAAAACTCTCAATTATGTTGAATTTACAATAGATGAAATGAGTATAAAAGGAGGACTTCAAATGGATATTAGAACGTGGGGTGTTAAATCTATGAGAGCAACTGCTGATAAAATTGATTGTGAAATGTTGATTCAATATGAAGATGATGATAATGAGGATTATCGTTTGAACGCAGGTGAAGATTTAGATGAAAGTATTGAATTTACAATTACTGATATTGAAGACGAAGATAGCGAACAATATCTTAATCCATCTAAGGTTTATCTTGAAATAAATATGAAAAATTCCACAAGTCCGAGTAATTGGGTAACATCGGCAGAAATTGAATGGCAGGGGAGTTATTAATGAGCGATTGGTCAAAACTACTTAAAAATCAGAAAGAAGCGTCAAGCGCACAAAGCCTTGCTACTTTACAACAAAATCTAAAGGATGCACCAAGATATATCAAAACTGCATTAAATGAAATAGAAAGATACCTAATGGGTGAAAAAAATGTTTAAGGATGTATTGAAGAGAGATAGAGTACCTAAGCCAAAGGGCAAAGGCCGTCGTAGACAAACTGCTCAAAAAGACCGTAAAAAAGATGAATTTGCCGCCCTAAACGTGAGTGGTGATGTTGAAGACATTATTGGAACTAAAGAACAACGTGATAGAAGAGATAAAAGAGAAGCAGACGCTAAAAAGGCTGGAATGGTAAATCCCTTTGAATTAACTGTTGATTTGTCCCAATCCACAAATGTTTTTGAAAAAGATTTTAATGATTTTGCAATATTTGATGAAATGAAAAAGCGAGTAAAAGGGCTTTTTGATGAGGCTAAGTTTTATTTCGATAAAGGTGAAGAAAGACACCAAAAATTAGATACTGAATTTAAAGAAGCACTTAAGCGAAAACAAGGTATTGCTAGAGTAAGAAAAACTATTGAGTCTGCAAACTACTTTGGTCTTAAGAAATTCAATGAAAAACTAAAAAGCGAGAACATGAAAATTGGCAAAAAGAATTATCCAGTTATTGAAGTTTTAGCAGCAATTGTATTAAATACTATTAATAATGATGATACAGAAGCAACAGTTAGAGAAACATATAATGATGCGGCAGAATTCTTAGAAAAAACGAATTTCCAAATGCTTACTAAAGGAGCGAATGGCTATAAGTTTTTGATAGATTTGGCTAAAAGATTAGGAATAGATGATAGGGCGCACATGGTAGTCGGAAAAACAGGTAAATTTTATCTTGAAGAAGGACTAGAAACCTATTTTGTTTTAGACGATGTTCTTTGAATAGGTGATTCTATGAATTGGTTTGAAGTCTTGAAAAAAACAATGAACGCTTTACAGTTCATTGAATATTTTCAAGAAAAGTTAGGAGGAAAACCATCTTATCCTAGCACCGCCAGTTTAAGAATTCCTGAGAATAAACTAAAAACACCTATCGTTTACAGATTAGATTATCCTAATGGTTACATTAAAGTAACAATGGGTAAAAAAGGCAAAAAGCACGTTAATGTAAATGGTGCAGTTGTAGCAAATGTTTTTAACCTAAAGGATGCAGTAGATGAAGTGGAAGAGGCCGTTGGTTCAGATACCTTTGAAAAAGAAGCAGGTGGAGTATCATTCGGTGGTCATGGAACAAATCCAGAACTATTCAATATAAAATATGGAGGTGGAAAAGGTGGCAAAAAACGTAAGAAAAAAGACGAGTAAATATAATAAACAGTCTATTACGCAAACCTTTGAAGGTTCTGATTTTCAAAAAGATTACAATGATTGGGAAAAGCATTGTGATAGTATCGACAAAGATAAATTACAAGTTCAAAGTGGAACGCTTTTGGACTTTTTAGTTCAACACGTTGATGAAGCAAGAGATGGTTCTCAAAGAGATGGTGCAAGATTACCAATTAAAGAAATACGTGAGATTTTAAATTCAGATATTATCACCAAGCCCGCTATTCAGAAAATAAAAGATATGCGTAAGCATATTTCAGGAATGAAGAATAGCAAAGGTAAAGGTGGATTAGACCCAGCATTTATTTCATTTACAGATAGAGCCTATGATAAAAGAGGCAAGTTTAGGTCGAAGAGAACTGTTTATGGGCATTACATGACTCAGAATTATATTAATAGAAAAACGTTTAAAGATAAAAATTTTAAAGGTGAACCTGTTGATGGAGATTGGCTTACAGGAACAAATCCTCCGCATCTTGCATTATTCTCAGAAACAGAAGGAGATTACAGCAAACCGTTTGGTTTGATGAAAATTCTCGATGAAGCACTTGATTCATTCAAAGATATTACAGTTCAGCCTATTATTGATAATATCACTAGAGCAAATGCTATGAAACTTGATAGTATTTACCCAATTGAAAAGTTCTTTGACAATGTTGTAAAAACAGAAGGCTATTGGAAAACAAGCGGAGAATTAAAAACTTCTTCTGTTGCTTCTGAATTTAAAGCAACACAGTTTGATGTAAAACCAAGCGGTGCAAGAATTATACAACGTCTTACAAATTTAGAAGATGTTGCAGGGACAATTACTGGTTTTAAAATTAAAGCAACAATACCAATTAATTATTTGGTTGGTGAAGCACTTAAGCGAAAGAATAAGAAAAACGCACCTGCTGGAGAAAAGAACCGAGCATGGGCAAAATCAAGTTTTGATTACAGAAAGACTCGAAAAGAAGTATATGGCAAAGATACAAAGAGTCCAGACAAAAAGGTAATAAGTAAGTCGTGGCAAGAAATTATGAGGGCGTGATGTATATGTGGAAGAATGAAATAAAGAAACAATTACAACCTGCAAATAAAATGCATGGATTTGCTTTTAGAACCCCAACGGATTTTCAAGATACAACAAATGATGAAAATGACGATGATGCGATAATTGAATGGGAGTTTTCTTTTGGACAAAGAGAAACATATATGCGAGAGATTGAAATTTATGTTACTAAGGTAATATTACCCAATGAAACAGAATTGAGTGATGAAGAAATTGAAAAACTTAATAGTGATACTCCTGAAGTTTATGGAAAATTAAGCCCATCAGAATTAGTTAAATACGATGATGGCGATTACGAATTGATTTGGAGTCAATAGGTGTTTAATATGTGGGAAAATATTCTAAAGCAAGATAAATTGACTACTGAATGTAGAGTTATGTCTAAAGATAGTGAAAAATACAAATCTCAAGACGGACAGAAATGTTTTGTTACATGGAGTTTAGATGTTGATAAAAGTAGTGAATCTATTAAACTAGTAATAGAAGTTCACAAAGTAGAATTTAAAGATGATTTTGAACCCCTTGAATTTGAAGGTTTAGGAGAAGGATATATGATTCAACTTCTAAACGTGCGTTTTCAAGATGTAAAATATGGAATGTTAGGAGATTTAGAACCAGAAAGCATTTTTATTGATTCAGAAGAATTAGATAATACACCTTTAATTACTTTTACTTTTAGGAAGTGATGGCCATGTGGAAAGTTATTCTAAAAGGCGAAGAAATTCATCCTAGCGTAAAAGGCTTTGAAACTAGGGCTAAGGCTATCTATTCTAGACTACGTAAAGATATGATTAAATTTCAAGAAGAAATAGAAGAAATAGAAAAACTGAAAGATACTGATGATTGGGAAAAAACACCAAAGCCAGTCCAAGATAGACTATTAGACATTATTAAGGATTATAAGGAAAAAATTGAAAAGTATGGTAAAATCATCGGTTCTAAATTTGGCCCACAGCATGATAAATTCCCTATGACCCTTTCACAAAGATTAAGACCATCTACTAAAAAACCAAAAGTTGAAAGAATGGATAGGCCAAGTGCGTTTAGTTTTAATCCTAGAGATACTTTAGATTCAAATGTTATGAGAAGATTTAATATTTCTGAGAAAGACTTTAATGCGATGAGTAGAGAAAGAAAAGATGGTTTTAGACAAGCATTTAAATTATTAGAAGGGGATAAATAAAATGGTTACTCGTAAGCGTTGTGGTTTTTGCCAACATGAAAATAGGGAAGAACTTGAATCCTTGTTGGAAACAGGGCAAGCAAGTTGTGATGCCCTAGATTTGCAGAATGATTGGAGAAGTGGAACTGCCGCCCAACATCAAAGAAATCACATGGGGAACTATGAAATGGCTTCTAATCCTCGTTGTGTGCTATGCACAGACCCGATGAGGAAACATTATGAGATTGCGCTTTCGGAAGGTAATATCACAAGTGAAGCGGTTTCTGAAGCCCTAAACGTATCGAAAGAACAGGTGCAACGGCACATGAAGCACCACTTGTCGCCATTGGTACAGAAATCTGCGGCCTCCTTGATAGCGAAAAAGGAGGTAAATGAAGTTGATTTGTTATCAGCGAATGTTCAGCGATTAGATATGAAATTAGATGAAGTATTCGCTATGGATGATTTAGACCCAAAGATAATTGATAGCCTCACCAAACTCGCTAGAGAGATTCGTGAATCATTAAAGTATCTTATGGAGTTTAAAGGCAAATTGGTTCATAAAAGACAAGATACAGTTATTTTCGCACAGATGCAAATTGTTCAAGAAGTGCTTGCACAGAACAATCCTGAGATTTGGCTTGACATTAAGAAAGAAATGCAGGAGAGATTACAATGAGTTGGCAAAATATATTAAAATCTTATGAATTACCTGAAAGAGTTAAAGATTTTATTTATAGAACAGAAATAAAACCTAATATGTATGAGTTTTTACCTGAAGCAAATGATTCTGTTGGGGAGTTTAAAAATAATGACCCTAAAGGATTTGAATTATATCTTAGTGATATTTTTGATTACCTTACTTCTAAAGTATCAAAGGAAGAAATGATTGAATTTTATGGAGAAATGAATAATGATGAAGGGTTTGAGTATGACCCTATGAAAATTAGAATGATAATATATGAGGGTATGAAAATAAGAAAACCATAGGAGAGATTACAATGAACTGGGAAGATATATTAAAAGAAGGCTTTGAAGATATTGATTCTTTTATCAAAAAAATGAAACAAATAAACATTACTGCTATGAATGCATTTAAAGATTTTGACTCTAAAACTAGTAATGCTTTTGATTCGGTAGAACTATTCCAGTTGCGAAACGCTATTGTTGATATGGGAAATGCTATTATGAATTTGGAAAAAATGAGAAATAAGCAGGAGAAATTACAATGAGTTGGTTTAATCTTATCAAAAGAATGAGCACTAGAAAAGAGGATGTAATTGCTAGAGCGCAAAAATATGCGAATGAAAAGCAAAAAAGTTTCTATGTTCATCAAGTTGCAGAAAACTCATGGCAGGTAGACCTTAAACAATATTTGCCCGAAAGACCGAAGAACTTAATAGTGATTCACCCCGAAGTTAAAATGGAAGAAGGCGCAGATTTTTCTGATAGATTTAAAGAAAAGGAGTCGATGGAATGAATTGGGAAAATATATTAAAAAATAGACCTTACTTTACACAACCCGCTTCAATTGATGAAGGCGGAAGTGCGCCTAATCCCTATAAAACATGGGATAAAATTTTTGAAGATATACAAAAAGATAAACTTGAAGAGTTTATAAAATATATTAGGATGCGTATGGAGGAGAAATCACAATGACACGCTGTAAATTACTTGACCAATGGTTTGATTCAAAATCTAAGGAATTAGACAAAGAAGAAAATAAGCAGAAAAAAGATTTAATTACTGGCCAAAAGAAGTGATTTTATGTCAGAAATCAAAACTTTTCTAGAAACTGCAAAGGGCGGTAAAACCTTGCGTAGTCTTTTACAATATCTACTAGTCGAAGATATTACAGAAGAGTTTGAAAGTGCAAAATTATCCGATTCAATCAATAAAACATTTGAAATGTTAAATTCTGGTAGTTTAGATAAAAATGTTGAAGACATTTTAAACGAAACAATATTTAAAGGCAAGAAAGATGAAGTTCTTTCTAGATTAAATTCATTAAAAGAAGCATTTCTCTCTAAAGGAACGGGAACTGCCTCAAGAACAAAAGAGTTTAACGACAAAATTAAACCAAAAATTACAAAATTAAGAGAACTTTCGAAAAAATTAAGAGAAAATAAGGATAATGAAGCCATATTTTCTAAAATAAAAGGTGAATCAGAAGAGTTAGTTACTGAATTAAACGAAGAAATAGAAAAATTTACCGAAAAATTTGGAAGAGAAGGCGGATTTAGAGATACTCCTAAGATTAAAGAGTTAATAGATGCCACAAAAAAGACAATTTCTGAATTTCAAGAGTTATTTTTAGCAAAAGACGTTTCTTCTTCGGCCACTTACTATGATTCTATACTTCAACAAGATATTTCTTTCGTTTTAGAAAGAGATATTGAAAATTTTACTTCAGATGACGTTGAAAATTACATTACAGCAGTAAATAATGCTGTCGGAAAGGCTTCAACAGGCAAATTTAGGCCATTATACATAGACCATGAAGAAAACGGTGTTCAAATTAACTCAAGTTTTCCAAAAAGACTCTATAAAGGTAAAAAAGCAACACTAGTAAAACCTCTAAAGTTCTTAATTGACAGCGATTTTGGTCAAGAATGGTGGAAACAATGGTCTAGAGGCCAAATTCGCAGGGGGGTTATTACTGCATCAGAAATTAGAGAAAGAATTGTTAAGCAGTTGTTTTATGGTGGTCTAACTTTTAGAGAACATTTTAACTTTAGAGCAGGTAGCGATACTGATAGAAAAGGTAAAAATAAAGAAATTGTAAGAAATAACCAAAAAGAGAAGGTAGAATTAGATAAAACCCTAGATAGCACAATAGATAGAGCAAGTGATAGTGTAGACTCCTTAGAAAAGATATTTAAGTCATTTTATGAAGATGCATTAGGTCAAACTTATAATCCAGAAGCAAATCATAACCGATTATTGCTTGAATTAATTGAAAAATACAATCAACCCGTTGAAAAGTTCCAAAATTTCCTTAAAAAGGATTATAGCGAACTAATTGATAAACTAATTAGAGAAGTCCGAGCAGATAAATCAAAATTAGGAACAGTTATTAGAATAGAAAATGTAGAATTACCGAAAGGTCTTAAGTATGACAAAAAAGAAAACACTTTTATTGACGAGGATGAAGATACTCTCACTTTAGAAGAGGTAAGAGAACTATATGATGGCGATGAATTAGCCACAATTAATCAATATATAGAAAATGTAAATACACCTATGGAAGAACCTGATACTTTCTTTGATTTCTTAAATAGCAAAGAAGATATTGAAGCATATTTCAATAAAATTGCAACAAATCAACTAATTAGTCCAAATGTAGACAATTTACTAGGTGTTTTGTTTGAATTAAGCGAAATGGCTGAAAGAGAAGGCAATTATGAGGTATTAGAGGAAGAAATTCAAGCAATTATGACCAATAAAGCCTTCGATTCTAACGAAAAAAGGGAACAAATTGAGAGAATTGAGAGGGCTATTGTCGATAAATTAAAGAATTATAGTAGGCTAATTAAGAGAGGATTTGCCCAAAAAGCGAAGGATTTCATAGAAAATCACCAAAATTATACTGCAAGTGCTGATGTAAGAGGGAAACTTTTAAGGCAATTGGAAGAACAGAACGTAATTAGGAGGGAATGAGTATGTCTGAGATTATTAAAGCACCACAAAAAGGAAAACCTTTAGGCATTCCCGAAGAATTACTTACTGAAGTTTACAATGCAATACCTAAAAGCGAACATAATGTTTTTGGAGAATTGTTATTAGAAATATCTAGAGAAACAAAGCAATTTGACGAAAATATGCCAAGAATCGAAAAGAAGAGAAAAAAGAAAGAAATAAGAAATAAAATTGAAAATTTCTTTTCAGAAGTAGAATCAAGAGCAAGTAAGCCAAATGAAGCAATTAGAGAACAGATTAAAGAAGTTCAAGAAAAATTCAAAGAAGATAGTGCTAATGTAAGAGCAGCCTTTACAAGTAAGAAAAAGAAAGGAAAAGATTTTCTTGCTGAACTTGCAGAAAGATTAGGAGATGCTGGTGTTTCACCCAAAGACAGGGAAAAAACTAGAGAAGAAGAATTTATTGCAAGAAACAAAAGAGATTCTGAACTTCAAGAATTAGCAAGGCAAAGAGATGCAGATGTAGAAAAATTAGAAAGAGAACTTACGGCAAGTGTGGAGTCTATTGAAATAGATAGAGCATTAGTCGGTAAATTGGCTAATAAGTTCTTTACTGTAAAGGTAGATAAATTAGAGAATCTAATAAATAAAATTAAAATAGAAAGAGATGGAGAGTCATATCCTAACAAAGTATTTATCAACTTAGATGCAGATAGTCTAGACAAATATGACTTTACCTTTACTAATCTAGAGTCTGTTGATATTCCAAAACTTAAAGAATTAAAAAAGACTTCTGAAAAGAAAGCACATATTCAACTTATTATTGATGCAGTTAAGAAAAAGGACAAAGTTTCTACGAAGAAGTTCGTAGGATTTGGTATAGATTCAGATGAATTGATTGCAGGGTTTAATTTAACAAAGTCAAATGAAAGAGAAGCGATTTATAAGTTCTGGAAAGAAATCTTAAAAGAAGAACAAAAATTCATAAATGCTGCTGAAACTTTTTCTCAAGAATTAGAAAACTTAAAAGGCATAGTAAAATCTAAAGAGATAACTGATTTTATGAAAAAGTATTTCACAGAAAACAATAAATTAAAAACAAACGAAATATTTTACTTAATGCCATTCCCTTCACAACTTAAAAGAATCCCAGAACCTTTAGGTATTTTACTTAACATTATTGCATATGTAGAAAAATTCTATGAAGAAGTGGAGGTTTCTTTTGAAGAAGATAATTCTGATGAACTGCAAGGTTTTATTTCAGATTTTGCTGCTTATGTTCCATCAGATGAAAGAGGTGGCGGTGGAGGAACTAAAGCCTCTTTTGATGTTTACAAGCCAAACTTGCTTGAAGAATTAAATTCTGATTCAAAGGGCGAATTGAAAAATATCGAAGAAGATTTAGATACAATAGACCCACTACTACTATATGATATGGTAGTAAATAGAACTCTTGCTTTAGTTAAAAAAGAAATCACAGAATTCAATGAAGAATTGGATGAATTTGTGGATTCTGATTCATTTGATTATATTCAATCTGTATTGGGTGAAGCGAGTTATAAAGATACTGTTCTCGATGATGATGACTTTGAAACATTACAGGATTTAGTAGATGCTTTAGAAGATACTTTTGCAATTGAAGGAGATGCCTTTGTTTTACCTATCTTTATGCTTTACGATGAAAAGTTTGAAAGAGCATATGATAGAAATAAAAAAGAAGGAGAAATAGAATTTGAATATACTCCTAATGTTAGAGAAGATGATGACGGGAATCCAATAGGTATGTTTTCTGCTAAAGGAGAAAGAACACCAATTCAACTAAAAAGTGCAAGTGCTAAAAACACCGATAATAAAATTCAAGAATTTTTAAAAGATGTTGTTTCTTTGGTTGATATTGATTACCAGTTCGCAATTAAAGAAGGTAAGGCCGCACGAAAAACTTTAGGCTATCAGCCCGATAGAACAATTTCTTCTTGGGCAAGAGATAGAGGTAGAGTAAGTATTGATAGATTAGAGCAAAGTCAAGTTTCTACTCTAAGAGGAAAAAAAGTTGAATCAAACATTGAAAAAGACCTTAAAAAAATTATGACTCCTTTCTTAACTGCAATTTCAGAATATTATTACAAACCGTTCTTTAGGAATAGAGATATTGGAACAAAGCCAAAATATCTTTCTGATAATACTGGAAGAGGAATTGTTCTTTTAGCCAATGAATTGAAAGTAGACACTATTCTTGGTTCATCTTACAAAAAACTTCTAAGAGGAACACAATCAGAAAGAAGGCAATTAAGACCAAAATTATTCAAAGACATTCTAGCATTTTTGCAACTCACAAGAAACCCATCTAATTTAGAACAATTAATAGATATGGGAGAGGGCGCAATTCAAGCCCTTACTAAAATTTTCCCAAAAACAGAAGAAAGAAATAGAAATCACATCGCAAAAATTATTTCGTCTCTAGCGGATAAAATGAAAACCAAAGACACCGTAAACAGAAAAACAATCAAAGGCAAAACAATTAAACAAAGAGCCTTAGAATACGATAAGCAAGTTTCACAAGGATTAGAAATGCCTCTCTTCGCTTTACCATATTGGATTACTGTAAATAAAAGAAGTTTCAATAAAAGAACCCATGAGAGTATATTTGCTAAATTGGAGAACTTCTTCAATAGAGGACAGAATGTTCCACTTGTTCTAACAAAGATGCTAATGGCTCACGATGAAATTAGAAAGATGTTGGGTAAAGATGTAGTATATGGATTCTATAATTTAGAATACAATGACATTGATGAGTTTATTCTCAAGATACACGGTGAGAATAAATTAGACTTAAGCCACATGGAAGTTACTGAAATCGTAAAGTCATACGATTCACATGAGAATATCTCAAAGGAGTATGGAATCAGTTCAGACGAAGTATATTTAATCAAGGCAAACTTTAGGTGATACTATGGCAGAAAAATTTTCTGAAAATGACATTGAATTTGAAGAAATGTCAGAAGATGAAGCAGTTGCTACATTCGTTAAAGATGGCTATGATAAATATGTTAAAAGAAGCGTAAGATATGGGAGTAATCTTTCTCCAGATTCAGAATGGGCAAAAAGTCCAGCAAAGATGTTTGTTGCATTTTACGAAGATACTCCAGTTGGTGTGATGGGATTTTCAGAATACAAGGGAGTTCTTTTAGGTGCAGGTATTCACATTAGAGAGGGATATAGAAAAGAAGATGGCTATGGTGGTCTTTTCAGTATTTTAGTTAAAAAGATTCTTTCTGAGAAAGGAAGTAAGACTCTTTATATTAACGTAGCAAAAGAAGGATTAGGTGCTGCATTTAGAGCAAAGGGATTCAAAGATATGGAAAAGGATGAACTTCCTCAAGATATACAAGAAGAACTTCAGGGAACTAAGTATTCAGACCAAGTTCAAAAGTGGATGAAATTAAAGGCTAAAGATATGGCAGTAGATAAGCCCATGCCACAGATTACTACTCGTAAAAAGATTAAAACAGAAAAAACAAAGCATAGGACTTATTCTGGTAAAAACTTCCCCGAATGGAAAAAGATTCTTAGGGGTGATTAGATGGAAATGGAAGAATTTAATCTAGAACATCAAATGGATATGGAATTATCTAAAAACTCTTTTCCATATTTTTTTCAACACGTTTTGGGTTTTGACTTTCCATCATATATACAAGAATGGTATGGTTTAATGAATGAAACACAAAGAACTGTTATTATTTGTTCAAGAGACCACGGAAAATCTGTTTTTATGCATTCATGGGTTGTTTGGAATTTAGTATTCAGACCTCCGCCATATCAAATGCTTTACATCTCATCTAACCAAAAACAGACAATGGTTCACATGAGAGATATTGATAAGATGTTTCAGCATCCTTTACTTAAAAAATTCAAACCCTCTAGAGGTTGGGCTATTGGTAATATTACTTTAACAAATGGAAATCAAATTCTTGAGCGTTCCGTTGGTTCACAGATTCGTGGTTTGCACCCACAAGAAATTATTATTGACGACCCTTTGAAAGAATTCAGCGTAAGCGGTATTCAAAAAGTAACAGATTGGTTTTATGGGGATATGATTCCTACACTTCACCATACTGCATCTTTAAGAGTTATCGGAACTCCGTTCAGTTATACGGATATTTACCGACAACTTGAAGAAAATGCTGCATATACTGTTAGAACCTATCCTTGTCTAAATGCACTTAATGAACCCCTTTGGCCTGACCGTTGGGATTATGATGCTTTAATGTCAAGAAAGGCTGAAATTGGTTCACTTAAATTTACAAGAGAATATATGTGTGTTCCTATTTCAACAGGAACTTCTCTCTTTAATCCAGAATATTTAGACCTTGCAAAGAATAAAAACTTAGTTCTGAAACCTAGCAGAAGAGAAGGATATAAGTATTATGTAGGAGTAGACCCAGCAATCTCAACAGATGGAGATTACAATGTAATTACTGTATTAGAAGTGGATGAAGAAGACAATAAAAACATTGTATATATTGACCGTTCTAAAAACGTAGAGTTTAGAGAAAATATAAACAAGGTAAAACTCATAGGTAAAATCTTTAATCCAGAAGTAATCCTATTTGAAACAAATACATTCGCAAAATCATTTACACAGGAACTCCGCAACGTGGCAGATTTAAATGTTCATGACTTTAACACTACTCGAAAGAAAAAGGAAGAAATTATCTTAAATTTACAAATGACTTTAGAAAATCAGAAGATGAATTTTCCTTATGGTAATGAAGAAAGCCGACGTGTTACTTCTGCTTTAGTAGAAGAATTGTCTATGTTTGCTATTACAGAACGTGGAAGATTTGAAGGAATCGGGGCGCATGACGACATGGTGATGAGCCTTGCATTAGCCAATTCAGCGACGTTTCAGATGACGGATAACTTCATACTCTTAGATGACATGGAGATATTCGGGAGTTCTAAACCGTCTAACAATCGAGTTAAAACGCCTTTCTTGGGATTAAATTTTTAGAGGTGATAATATGTTAAAAAGACAGAAAACTGCTCAAGAACTTATTGATATAATTGGTAAGCAAAAGGCAGTTTTAGTTGATTTTGATGAAGCAGTAAGAAGTTATCATTCTGGAGATGTAGATATTGATGCTGATGAATTTGAAGATTTAGTCGGTGAATTTGATATTAATAATAAAAATCTAACTGATGCAATAAAAAGAATTCTTTTTTCACTTAAAGAGCAGTAGGTGATATTATGGCAACAGCAGAAGAAATGAGAGATGCTTCCGATAAATTACAGGAACTCGCTAGAATTTCTGAAGAGGAAGAGGGTTTGAAAGAAGAACTTTCAGAAACCATAGGAGATGAAATTAAATTATCATTTCTAAGCACAGGCCATGTTTTATCAGAATACGAAGAGATTCAACAAATCTCAAAGAATTTAAATATGAATTTAACTGATGCAAGAAAGCAATTGACTTTCCCTAATGAATACGCTATTGACGGACAATCAATTCCAGACTTAGTAAAGAAAATGCGTTTGGCTCGGAGAGAACTGAAAGGAGAACAGAAAGATAGAATGTCAAAAGCAATTGACAATATCATTGATGCTTATTCAGACCATGTTATGAAATGTATTGATTCTATTCATTGGCTTAAGCCATACAAACATCCATTACTTAAAATGAACTTTACTGAAAAACATTTGAGAAAAATGGAAAAAATGAAATCAGCAGAAGAGAGAAGAAGTATTGTAGATACACTTTGCAAGTTCTGGGAAAAAGATTTACAAATACAAGACATGGCATATTCTGAGGAATACGCACAAATTTCAAAAGAAATGAAAGTAACAAAGAAACAATTTAGAGATACCATTTCTAAAATCCATGTTCAAAAAATTACAAAGAGTAAAAGAGAACTCGTTCAAGAATTTGTTTTAAAATCTATTTGTGAGAATAGAGGTATAGGTGCAAAGAGAATACATGATATGATGCCTAATAATCTTTACAAGCATACAAATTCAAATATGATTTCAAAGATGGTTAGAAGTATGGATGTTATCAATGACAATGGTTCTTATTACAAAGCCCCATCACTAATGAAGAAAAACATTTGGGCTTATTGTGCTGCGTTTATTGATTCAGATGGATATATTACATTAGACCGCAACATGAATCCTAGAGTTGGAATGGTTGCAACAGGTCAAAGAGGTAGAGTATTTATGGAAGAAATGCACAAGTCTATTGGTTTTGGTCGTATGCATCTTGACCAGAAATCACCACAAAATACTCGATTAATTAATCGTTTAAATTTCTATTCGCAAGATGATGTTACAAATATTTTAACAAAGTGCTTACCTCACTTTAGATTAAAGAAAGGTAATGCTAATTTATTGCTTGAACTTATTCGCATGAAAAAGTCTTATAAGAAAGCCGATTGGTATAAAGACCGTTGCGATGAAATTTTCAAGTTAATGAAATGGGAGAACCATAAAGACCATGTTGGTTTTGATTGGGCTAAAGAAAATATTTACTTAGATGATATTGCAAAGTTACAAGGTAATTGTAAAATGAGTCTTATGGATGAATTGGAGAATGTCGGTGGAATTGTTCTTAAGGAGGATTGATTATGAACTGGACAGATATATTAAAGGCTAAACCAAACGAATACTTTATATCGAAGGTTATAGAAGATTATAATAAAAAAATAAAACCTTTAGAAGAAAGACATGAACTTTTAATGGAAAAATTTGTTATGGATGACATAACAGATGAAGAAGATAAAGAAATAGATAAAATAAATAGGCAATTAGTAAAACTAAGACGAAAAAGAGATGAATTCATTGAAAAACATAGAGGCCCACCTGCTCGAACCGAAAGAACAAGAAATAATCCTAATCAACCAAAAAGACAAGGTTCTCAATTTAAAGGCCGTAGACACGGAGGAAGAAAGAAAAAGAAAAAGAAAAAGGGTCAATTCGATGTTCAAAGAGGTTCGGGTCAATCTAAATCACAAAGAAGAAGTGGTGGAAGAGGTGACTCAAACCGATTCAGAAAATTATAGGGATATTTATGAATATAGGAACTCATAATTTCATGTATTGTGGCATATGTTACAAAGACGGAAATAAACCATTCGGATTCTGCGAATTATGTTGGATTGCACATGGAAAACCAAAGGGGATGAATGAATGAGTTGGAAGAATATACTAAAAGCCCCGCCATTAACGCCTGAAGATGAAAAAGAAATTAAAGACTTGATGCGGTTTAGAAACATGAGTCGCCAAGAGGCTGAAAAAGCAGTTAGAAGAAAAACAGGTAAAATGGGTTATCAAAGACCTGCTTCTGGAAGATTTATTAAAGAAGATATTAATAAAAAAGATAAGAAGGATATGCGAGTAGGTCGTGTATATCCTTCAGATAGAGCAGGAAAAAAGATTATGATGCTTACTCACGAAGGAAAAAAGATTCATGCAGGTGCTAAAGGATATGGCAATTACAAAGGCAAAGGAAAGAATAGAGGCGGTGGAACTCATACAAATAAAAAACGTCGTGCTAATTTTAAATCAAGGCATAATTGCCAACAATGTAAAGGAAGAATTACAACTCCTAAATGTTTAGCCTGTAAGAAATTGTGGTGATATTATGTCATGGAAAGAAGTTCTAAAAGCAAAGGCTACTGCTACTCATAATAGTAAAGGCGAAAAGAAAGACCGTTGCGCTAAATTGGCAGATAAAAAATATGGAATGAAAAGTTCTGCATATAAATCAGGATATATGGTTCAATGCCGAAGAGGAAAGGTTTCAAAGAAGTGATACTATGTCATGGAAAGAAGTTCTAAAAGGCGGAGATAACTTCGCAAGAGAAAAGAAAGAAGGACTTCATGGTTGGTTTTCAAGAAGAGGCGGTGGTGGTCAAAAAGGTTGGGTTTCTTGTCAATCTTGTGAAGATGATAAAAAAGGAACAAAACCTTGTGGAAGAAAAGATGCTTCTAAAGGAACTAAACAAAGATGTAGGCCAACTTGTGCTGCTTGTAAAACATATAAACGAAGAAAAGGTAAAAGTCGTGGAAGAGGATTTACAAGGTGATTAAAATGAAATGGAAAGAACTAATTAAAAGAGACTTAGGAAAAGATGTTGAAGATTTGTTATCACAAATTCCAAAATATCTTAGCGCAGATATAGCAAAAAAACCATCAATAGAAATACAAAGAGAACTTAGGGAAGCAATTAGTAAATATCCTAATAAGAGCAAAGAAATCGAAGAAGAATTTCAATCCAAAAAAGATGCTCTTACTCCTGAAGAAAAAAGAGAACAACAAGAACGTAGTAGATTACATGAAGAAAGACTAGCAGGGAAAGAAAAAAAATACAAAATTAATCCAAGATACAAAAGAGACTATACGAAAAGAACTTCTCATCTAAGAAGGGAAAGAGGCGATTAAAATGAATTGGAAAGAAGTATTGAAAGGAAAAGGAGAAAGGCATTTTTACATTGAAAGAGGAAAACCTGTTCAATGGGTTGGCCCAACTCATAAACATCCTGATGGAACATTAATGTCTGGAAAAGAACATACAGACAAAAGTAAAATACTATATCACCTTTATGACTTAAAAGAAAAACACTTGAAACATTTGAGCAAAGACACAACTGTAATTAAACTTTCACCAAAGCAAAGAAAAATAGCAGAATTAAAACCTCCAAAGGATAAAATTGATGCTGATGACCTTGCCGAATTAAGAAGAAGGAAAAAGGCTTAATAGGAGCATCTATTATAGCCAATTGTCGGGAGGCGTAGCGTATGGTGGAACAGAAAAGAAGATTCTCCATTACTAACTTGTTTAGGCGTTCTACTCCTAAACCTGCCGATAGACAAATTTTTAACATTGGTATTCAAGAAAGAAGAAATCAACAGATGATGACCGCACCAATCATCTATTCGATGGTGCAACAGTCTGTTATTGTAAGAACCTGCATTACTCAATTAAAACAAGAAATCTTTAGAAGAGGATATGTTTGGGAAAAGTCTTATGAAGCCCTTTGTAAAAATTGTGGTAAAAAGCATCAAAAACCTGTTACAGAATGTTCTCGCTGTGGTTCAACAGAATTAAGAGTTCCAGACCCCAAACAATTAGAATACATTGAAAAGTTCTTAGATAGATATATCAATAAATCTGAACAATTATTTATTGATGTTCTTCGAGAACTTGAAGATGATTTGAATACAATGGATGATGCATACATTGTAATGGTAAAGGAATATTTCTTAGACGGAAACGGTAAAATAAGAATGCATCGAGTTAAAGAATTATATCGGGGCGACCCAGTAACTATGTATATTTATGCTGATGAGAATGGCGTAAGAGGAACAAAGGGTTTTACTTGCGTAAATCATCGTTCAATTATTGCTTCTGAACCACACGAAACTTGTGAAGTTTGTGGCAGTAATTTATTTCCTATTCATTATGTAAATAGAGTTGGAGGTGAAGACCAATACTTCTTAGAGGGAGAAGTTCTTCACTTTAGCAAATACAGTCCATCTCGACTTTACGGATTATCACCTATTTTAACTCTCTATAACCATATTATGACATTGATTGCTATGGAGAATTACGTCAATTCATCTTATACAAAGAGCAGAATGCCAAGAGGTTTGTTGGCAGTACAGACAAGAAACATGGAGTCTATGCGCTCTTTTTGGAGGTCTGTTAAAGAAAAGATGGAACAAGACCCGCACTTCATTCCTGTCATGGGAATCGAGGCTGAGAACGGTAAAGGGGCAGTTGAATGGATTAAGTTCATGGATAGTCTGAAAGAGATGGACTACGTTTCGGTAAAGGATGATTTGAGAGATAGAATTTCAGCATTCTATGGTGTCAGTAAAGTATTTATGGCTGATAATACTACAAGTGGTGGGTTAAACAACGAAGGTATGCAAATTCTTGTAACAAATAGAGCAGTTCAAATGGCTCAAAATGTCTACAATAATTATGTATTTCCGTTTTTGGTCAAACAATTCGGTATTACTGATTGGGAATTAAAATTACCACCAAGCGAAGAAGAAGATGAAATTGCAGTATTGCGTAAAAGAGAACTTGAAGTCAATATTGCAGCATCAATTAAGAATCTAGGATTTGAAATAGATATGGATGAAGATGGAAACTTTACCTATACTAAACCAGAACCCGAAGAACCTGAACAAACAGAAGAAGGTGAAGATGTGGAGACAGACCCATTAGCAGGTTCTAATTTAGACCAAAGAGATATTGATGAGCAAAATAGAAAATTTGCAGAAAGTGGAGGAAAACCTCAAGAAAATCCACCTGCTACAAGAAATAAGCCATCAATGAGTACTGGCCCAGATAAAAGATTACAAGGATTACCTGAAGATGCAGGGAATCAAAACGTAGATAGAAGAAGTGAAAGGAGAGTTGGATGATATGAGTTGGGATTATTACAATATTAGAAAAGATAAAATAAAGAAAAAAGAAGATGTTTGGAATAAAGATGCGCTGAGAAAATTACATCGTGATATTTTGGAATACGTAGAAACAGAAATACCACCTTCGTATGAAACGCTTCCTTTTAACGAAAGCCTCTCAAGCGAATTATATAAGATATTGAACATGATTGAAACTAAGATAAGGTGATTAATATGAAAGAAGATAACAAACAAAAAGAAATGAGGCTAAGAAAAGAATTAGCAAAGGTAAAGGCGCAAAATGCAAGTGAATCAAGAAAGATTACAAAGAACCGTGATTTTTCTGTTGGTGGTATTCCACCAGATACTACGCATAAGCGAACAAATACATCAAATGATGTTCCTGATGCTATTCTCTTGCCATCAAAGCGAAGAGGAAAGAAAGAAAACATTCCATTTTGAGGCGATATAAGTGTCTTTTTCTGAAATTCTTAAGAAGAAAACAGATGAAGAACAGCGTCAGCAAGATGAAAATATGTTAGAGCAAGCCTCTAAAGAACAACAGGATAGAGTTAAAACTGAGTTTAGAGAAATGAAAAATCGTTTTGCTAGACTTCATGAATTGTATAACGACATCAAACCAGTTTTAGATTCTGTTGAGTTTACTTTAGGTAGAAGAAATAAAATTGAGAGTTTCTTTCGAGATGTAGGAATAGAAGAAGTAATGTCAAAAAAATCATTTGATTATCTTTTGTCTGAAATATTCAATATGAAAGATAAAGATGTAGACCATTATACAAATCAATTAGCCAGCCAACTCGGTAGCATTACAACACATAGTCCAGATGGCAGTTTTATTCTTGAAGGAACTGATGAAACTACTATTAGTGTTGGAACTTTGGGAGAAAACCTAAAAGAATTAGCAAATAGCGAAATCGGTGGAGTTCCCTTTGAAAAAGCAATCAGTTATATTTATAGAAAAACATTTAATCAGCCAATAATTAGAAGTAGAAAAGAATTAGGTGAAAGAAAACAAAACTTAAAAGATATGGGTAAAATTATTGCCGATATTGGAAAAACAAAAAGAACTGGTAGAAGATTACCTAAAGATTATAAAGACCTTGATATAAGAGCAACTAAAAGCGACACATATGCTCATAAAACAGAAAAAGATGATAATGGCAGACCCAAAGAAATTTCTGAAGAAGAATATAAGAATTTAAATGAAGAACAACAACAAGAATACAAAAGAAAAGATTATCTTGAAGGAGATGTTGCAGAATTAGATGATAAGTTTGCAATATCTACTGCTAAGAAATTAGTAGAACAAATTGAAAAGAACTTTGCTCCTACAACTTACAAAGGTTTTGAAGAATATAAAGTTCTTGAAACATTACCAGAAAATCCTGAAGAGTACATCAGAAAGAAGTTTAACAATCTAAGAGATACTTTAGAGTCGGAAATTCAAAGTTTTTTATTAAATACAATAGAAACATCCAAAACAATCAAAAAAGAAAGAAAAGTTAAAATTTTAACATATCTTTCTACATTTACTGATAAATTTAATATTGGTGAAATCGAAACACAAAGTGTGGATAAAATAGTAAATAAAATAAACTTTGATGATTTAAGAGTACAAGCCAAGAAAAATAGACAAGAGTGGCTAAAACCCAAAAAAAGCGGAAAGGTTTCCAAAGTCATTAAGCAATATGAAAAAGTAGTAAATTCTATTGTTGATAAAAAAATAATGCCAACTAGCGCAGACCTATTAAGCGATAAAATAAGAAAAAGTAATGAAGAGTCTTCTGATGTGTTAATAAAAGCAATTGCTAAAGTATTTGAAGAAATACCAAAAAGAAACGAACTAGAAAAAATTCTTGGAGGCAAAGATGCTTCACCTCTTGAAAAAGCAACAAGTTTAGTTACAAAGTCAAAAAAGAATTTTGGTAGATTTATGCTTATGCATAATGCTTTTAATTATTCGGATATTATAGATTATTATGAAAATTTTCAAGAACAGGTAGATGAACTTCTTTCTAAAATTAAAGAAGAAATTGAACTGTTTCCTTCTGGAAAGGAACAAACAGATGCTCTTGTTTCTGTATTAGATGAAGACTTTATGGAAGATTTTTTGAATACAATAAGAGATAATGCGGTGGAATCCATAGAAGAAGTATTAAGACTTGAAAAGGAAAGGTATCTCAACAAAGATAAATATTCTCCTGATGAACTAAGAAAAAATATTTCTTTTTTAAGAGAAAATATAGAAGATGAAGGCATAAAAAAACAATTAGATGATATTCTTGCTTCTGATGTATTTAGAATGTTTTTATCTTCTAGAGAAAAATCACCCGATTCTGCTGGTAGAAAGGCACAAATTAAAGAATCATTTGAAAGGACAATTTCTGAATACAAGAAATATGAACTTTCTCAAAATGAAAAAATTAAGAAGGCTAGAAAACTTCTAAAAGGTATGTTTTCTCAACCTAACGATGATGACCCTGAATTTAAACAAAACTCAGACGTTGCAATTAAGGTTAGAGAATACGAAGAAAAATTCATTGGAGTATTAGAAGCATACAATGAATTAATTGTAAACAACGATGTCGCTGAGATTGCTACTGTTAAAGATACAATCAAACAATTAAGTATTTTTGTCAAAGACCCTAGAGAAATTCAACTCAAACCATTAAAAGATGAAATGTTCACTTATGATAAAGAAAAAGTCTTAAGAAAGATTATTACAAAGATTAATGCAATTACTGATACTACTGGTTTGGTCGGAAGAAAAGGCCCATCTAAGTTTCTTTCATTAAAAGGCCAAGAAGTGCAAAGCACCGTAAAACTTTCACAAAAAGTATTCAATAGAATGTTTAACAAAGATAACTTTGAAGAACAGATAATTAATCATTTAGATAGTAAAGTATTCACAACAGGAGTATTCCCATCGCTTAAACCAACTGCCGATGCTTTGGTTCGACAAGTTAATGAATTAGTAGAATATGGTATTGATAAAAAGGACATTGAAACATCTAATTTAATTGGCCCATTAAGAGAAGGAGAAGAACGTAAATTAAATTTTGATGAACAAACTAAAGGTGTAGTTCTAAGGGCAATAAAAGCGGTTCAAGAAGCAATTACAAGATTAGAAAATAAAAATACTGATGACCTTAAAAGATTGGGAGAAAGTGAAGAAATAGATAAAAAAATAAAAAATGTGATTACTTCAAGAGAAAATGTAATTAGTCAATTTAAAGAAGACAATAGACAACTAGAAAAATATATAGGAGAATGAGTAAGATGACATGGGATTTTTATGAAACAGGCGAGGAGTTCATCCTCAAAGAAAAAGAAGTAAAGAAAGAACTTTTGGACACATTGAATCCAAAGCAAAAAAAGCGAATTAAGAAAATTTTGCAGTCGGCAGAACCAACTGAATTTTTTGGTCAAGACTTTACTAAATTAGGTGAATTAGTAGGCGAACTTAAATCATTAAACTTTATTAAATCAGATGACAAACTAAAGAAGAAAATGAAAGGTATGGATGAGCGCAACGTAGATATAGTAGCCTCCGCATCCAAACTTCGTAAGGAGTATGAATTACTCTATCGCCAATTGCGAGATTTAATCTATCCTAAAGGTAAAAAGGGAGGAAAAAAGTAATGTGGTGGAATATTATTAAAATAAGTGATGAGGAAAGAAGAAAGATAATCGATAGATATAAAAGAAAGAAAACAACTTCTAATGTTCCATCAAAGGCAAGAAATGTAACAAGAAAGGCATTTAATTGTGAAATGTGTGGACAAAGAAAATCTATTCGTGCAATTAGATATTACCCTCCTATGAAAAAATTATGCAATTCTTGTGCTAGACAAAATTATGGGCCTCACTTTAAACAGATTGGAGAAAAAATAGAGGATGATTGAGATGACAGAAGAAGATAAAGTAAGTAATGATATTTTGGCTATATTGAAAGCCTTAACAGATAAAATTGAAACATTGGAAAGAACAGTTTATGCAAAAGATAATTTGCTAATGAAGTCTGGTCTTGTTGTTTCTGAAAGTCCTACTCCAACAATGGATAATAAGATTGCTTCACCCGTTGGTGATGTAGCAAACATGGAATGGTCTGAAATTCACAAAATGGTGGAAAAGGTAGGAGGTCAGTAATATGCCCGAAAGAGTAACAAAAGAAGAAAGAATGGTTACTTTAGCCATTGAGAAAGCAAGACTCGCTAAAGAAAAATTAAGCGATAAAAAAAGAATGAATATAGAACCTACTCAAGTAAATCCAGTTGATACTACGGTAGAAGTACAAAAGATTACAAGACCTAAAGTTCAAGATGCTTCAAAGATTACAAATCAAACTCAAGAAAAAGAAGGCTATGGTTTGGCAGGTGAAACTCTAAAGAAAAGACAAATTGATAGACCTTCTGATAGCGGAAAAATAAAAGCGCAAGAAAAACTAATTGCATACTTTAAAAGTGCATATATGCCAGCACTTAGGACTTATAGTATGATGAATGAGGAGTTTGAGAAAGAAGTTATGGAAGATGCTAATAAGGTATTAAAGCACTTAGAAGATGACTTAAAGAGTTTAAAAACACAAGAAAAAATGTTTGATGACCCTAAATATAGACGACGAAGAAACTTAGGTTGATTTTGCCATGCCTCTTCTCATTGAAAAGGATAAAGACTCTTCTGAAAAGATTATACGTCTTTTCGAGAAAACAAGAGTCGCTTATCTATCTGCTCGCACCGACCCCAAAGAATATGGGAATAGGTGGCGTAAAGCAATTGATGACATTAGAGAACTCTATGAAGAACTTAATGAATTCAGCAAAGAATTAAAACAATTCATACAAGAAGATGAATTAGAAAACAAAGAAGCAAAAGACCCAACAAGTAATATCGCTGAAAAGATTTACAACGGTATTAAAGAAATGCGTTTTGGTTCTGAATTAATTGAAGACCCTTTTGCTAAAAACTTCAAAGGCGATGTTCTTGAAGCATTACTTGAATCTCCAGAAACTATGATTAAATTTGTCCACTATGCTCTAAGGGCTGACAATAAAGCCCTACCAAAAGAGATTTGGAGCATTAAAGATATGCAACCCGACACGATAACGGAGGGTCTAACGGGGCTTGACATAGATGAAGAGGATATAGCCCTCTATATTATCGAACAGTATGGGGATGAAAAAGACTCAAAGAAGGTTGAAAGCAAAGTTAAATCAGCCTTAGAGATATTAGAGACTTTATTCTTCTCCAAGTATAGCGAAGAAGAATTCGATGAACTGAAAGACATTGAAGGTATCGAGAAGGCTGAAAAGTCGAAAGACGAAAAGGCTGAGTCGGACTTTTTAGTTCCAAACAAACCTATGTATCGAATCTTTGAAATTGATGATATGAAGGAATTAAAGGGTTTTAGTGGAGAATATGTCATACAAGAAAAGTATGATGGTATGAGAATACAATTACATAAGATAGATGATAACGTAAAAGTATTCTCATACAATGGAAACAATATTTCAGATAAATGTCAAGAACAAGTCAAAGAATTAAAGAAAAAGAAATACGGAGATTGTATTCTTGATGCAGAATTAATTCTATTTGATGGCGATGAAGCCCTGCATCGGGCTGATACAATCGCACACGTTTTTAAAGGTAAATATCCCGATGCAAAGGTAAGAGCGCACGTTTTTGATATTATGCGACATAATGAGCAAAACCTTGTTGAAGAAGAACTAAAGGATAGAATTACAATTTTATTTAACAATTACGCATCACATTCCACAGAAGCAATAGAGTTCCCTTCAAAGAAAGATACTCGAACTGCTGATAATTTAAAAGATGTTGAAGAATATTCAAAAGAAATTATGGAGATGCCAACATCAGAAGGAGTAGTAATCAAAGATTCTACATCAACATACTTTATAGGAACAAAAAAGAATCCTAAATGGATTAAATGGAAGAAGTTTGTTGATTTAGATTTGATTGTCTTAGATAAGAGGACTACGAAATCTAATCTCAATTCTTATACTTTAGGTGCAGGGCCAGCAGAAGGCGAAGGTAAATTCTTTACTGAAATAGAAGGAAAAACTTACATGAATGTTGGAAAGGCTCTCAATACAAAAATAGAAGTAGACGTTGGAGATATTATTCGAGTTAAGGTTGATGAAGTCAAAAAGAATGGAGATAGATATACTTTGTTTTCTGCGAAGGTCATTGAAGTTCCCGAAGTCGAATATCCTGATAAACTTGTAACATTAGAAATGCTTTCTCAAGATACTAAGAAGTCATTAAATTATGATGTAAAGGCACTAGAAAAGGGAATTAGAATTACAGACCACATACACGGTGAAGCAGATATTATTGTAAAATCAGACTTAGATGGTTTTACAATCTACGGCTTTGATGAAAGTAACCTAATGTCTAAGAATGCTATAATTGATATGGATATGTGGAAATCAAAAGTCGAAGAGATTATGAAGACTAAGCAATCTAAATTGACTCAAATTGTTTTTAATTATCTTAAGGACATGGGTTCAAAAGAACCAAAAGAAATTCACAATTTCTTAACAAAGAAACACAGTTCAGTTTATGAGGATATTCTTGAAGGAAAAATGTCAAAAGTTAAGGATTGGTTTGAAAATAGAGATGGTATTGGCTACGATACAAAAACCAAAAAACTCTTTGCTGAAGAGGATAAAATTATTAAAGAACCTGAGTTACTAAAAGCATACAAAACTCCAGAAAAATATAGAGAAGGTAAGTTTAAAGTATATCTTAGAAAAGATGATAACTTAAACATCGCTATGAAATTAGATGACGAAACAATTAATTGGTTTGTGAAACTAGAAAGTGATGACAACATATTTGATTTGTTTGGTAAAGCAGGTAAATATCCAGCAGAAATAGCAAAGACTTCTTCAAGAGAAAAAGTAGTTGATTCTGGTTCTGTGAAATTGGGTGTTCAAAAAGAAGGTTATCATGAATATTTTTTAAATGGTAATAAATTTCAAACTAAAATTCATTTTAGGGTTGTAGAGAGTAAAGGCGACAAAATGTGGATTGCTTGGACTGGCTATAAACAAGAACCTGCTGACGACGATGAGGACAAGGGATTGTGGAATATCTATGAAGATAGGTTTAACTCCTTGACCATACCGACTGAATAATGCGTGGGTATTATATACTCAACTCAGATAAACTGATTTGAACGACATGAGCATCAGTATAAGTTCATCCAGAAATGATGATTTTATCATCATTAAAAGTGATGAACTGATGATTGGTGGTTATGCTTCGATTGAAATTGTAGATAAGCAAAATGATTTAATCACGATTAAAGCATTAAACGAAGCAGTTCAAAAATTTATGTCAAAGCCCGAATATAGAAATGTAATGACAAATCATTCAAATGTTCAAGTCGGAGAAGTAGTAGATTCATATAGAGATAAAACAGGGAGATTGTGGAAAACAGAAGTAGATGATGTTGGATTCTTTGTTGTAATCAAATTAAGAGATGATATAGAAAAAGCCAAAGAAGTTGGTAGAGGTATTCGCAAAGGGTCATTAAGGTCTTTTAGCATTGGTGGACAGGCATTAAAAAAGTCTAAGAAAAACCACGACGAATTAGGAGAATATAACGAAATTAGTAAGTTAGAACTCCATGAAGTAACAATATGCGAAAAAGGAATTAATCCCGAAGCGAGGTTCGATATTCTAAAACAGGATAAAGGAAGTGAAAAAATGTCTGATAAACTAGAAAAAGCATTAGAAGAATTAGACGCATTGATGGAAGAAGTCAATACGTTGAGAAAGGAAGAAGAAGAAGAAGGAAAGGAAACATTAGAAATGGCTGAACCTAAAACGGAAGAAACGATGGAAATGGCTGATGAAAGTGAAGAAGAAGAAGAAATGGAATATTCTGATTATGAAAGCGCAGATAAGGCTTATGTTCGCACATTAGACGGTGCGGGTAATCAAATCGGTGAACCTGCTGATAGAATTGTTATTAACAATGGTCGCCCAACATCTTCGGATATGCCTGTTGTTAAGGCATTCGGAAACAATGAGTTAGAAACACTTGATTTGTCCGTTGGCAACATTGAGAAGGCTTACGAGGCTTTCCGTCAAGAACAACTTGAAAAGTTGGCTTATGATAACTTGCAAAAGTCTTTTGAAGACCGTTTTGCAAGAGAAAAGAACTCAAGAGAAAACACTCTCGCAAAGTCGCAATATGACGCACAAAGCGAGATTGCATCCCTTAAGGATGAATTTACAGCATTAAGAAAGTCTTTGACGGCTGAGAAGGAAACAATCCTTAAGGCTCAAGAAGAGGCAAAAATTGAACTCCCAAGTATTGATGATTTGGCCGAGATGGATTGGGCTGACATTCACAAGATGGTTGGAGGAAACCTTTGAGGTGATTTAACATGGTTGGATATATTAACACAATTGCAGATTTAGAAGCACAAACATACGGAACAAGCACTTTTGCTGGCAATTCTTTGCTTAAGCAAGCAGGAATGGTTGGTGGCATTCATACAGGACATGATGGTGGCCCTGCATTTAGCGGTTCAGCCGTTTCAGATGTTTCAGCCCTATACAACGTCGTTTACGGACAAAAGGTTTGGTCTATGTTGAATAGAGAAGTAAATGCTCTTTCAATGATTTCAAAGCGACCATACTCTTCAAGCGGTTGGAGAGTATTAAAGTCAAGACCTGCGGGTGGAAGCGGTAATCTATTTACTGTTGATGCTTCGGGAACTGAGAATTTAGCAGAATTAGGTTCTGATTCTCCAAGAGCAGACATGATCTC